TCCACAAATAGATCAAGAACCCCATCAGATTCACCAGGTTCATAATGTGAAGTGAATCCACGAACAACATAATCACCTGATTCTTCTTTGGTGCGTTCAGCCATAACATCACCAATGATGCTATATTGAGGATCAGTTGGGTCAAAAATAAATCGACCCTTTTGAATAATTTCAATCGGAAAGAAGTCGTCAGCTGAATCTGCATCAGCAGCAGTTGCTAAGGTTGCAGTAATTCTAAATCTATCAGCACCTGGAGCAGTATAGTTAGGCAAGTCATTCTGGTTATCATAAAGTGCTTCATCATCTTCATAAGTGACGATATCCTCAACCATAATAAAGCCAAGGGTAGTATTAGGAATATCAGAGTATTTTGAAACTGTAATGTCCTGATCATTAACCTGGACAAAAAATCCTTTGAGGAAATATGTTGAGGAATTAATTGAGGCAAATGTGCCAAATCCAAATGCCGGATTAACAATTGTATTAGTTGCCTGAACAGTGGCTGATTTGGCCCCAGAAGTAATAGTTTCACCAGCTGTAAAGGTAACTGCTGAGGCACCACCTGTAACCGTACCATTATTAGTATAACGAACATAAATGGTTAAGGGGTTATCAACATCCACTCTTTGTTCAATATGTGTAACTACGCCAACAACACTTGAAGATGAACCAGTTACAATATCACCGACAGCAAGCGTGCTGGTCAGGTCTTGTAATTTAACATATTGTCTATACTGTAATGTCAAACCGCCAGCAAGAACAGGCGAACCATCTTTATAAATTGATTTGGCAAACTTGGTGACCTGGTTTTGACCAATAGTCTGCATTTGAGTAAGTTCACGAGCCTGCAATGGTCTTGCTGAATTAAAAAGAATTCGGTAATAATTGTCCGAATCTCTCCAGTCGTCCTTATATGTTTGCTGAAACGTTGAACTTGTAAACTGATTTGGCATAGTTTCAAAAATACCTTATTATTATAGCTGGAGAATGAACTTAATGTCTTCGGTTTGTTGGGCGTCTCTTAGGACGGGCGATCTATTTTCGATGTACATCAATGTACCTGAGTACTTATCAATCTCACCTTGGTTTAAACCTCCAGCAATGATTGTTCCGACTCTTGAGGGGTTATCTGAATCGTAGATTTGTTCGCCTTCAGAGAAAGGAGTAAATCCAGTTGCGTCATTTTGATGATAATAAATGATAGCACCATCAAGATCATCAGCATATGCACCTGCACCTGAACTAGTACCTCTAATTAGAGAATCTTTAATATTTTCAGAAGTAAACCCTGAAACAGAAGTAACTTCCATGTTATCCAGTGCCAAAGCAGCCGTGCCAGTGAAAGCTGAATCAAGATATGTTGGATTCTTAACTAAACCAATTTGTCTGAAATCTTGATCAACCAGGAAGTTGCCATCTTGGGTACCATTTGGCTGAGCATTAAACATCAAAGCATTTGCTCTAAGATCATCTCTGGCATCAGCCCCAATACCATTAACCGAGATAATTGGTTTAATGACGGCTTGAGTGGTAGCTGAATCTGCAATTGATACTTCAGCAAAAGAATAACCAGAACCAAACCAGAAAGAAGATCCTGAGTCGCGAACAGTCGCCTTAAGAATTGAACCAGTTGATGAATCGAATGTTAGGAAAACTTCGGCTGAATCGCCATCACCGATAATGGTAGCAGTTGGTTTTGAGGCATACCCAGTGCCTCCATTAACGAGTCGATAACCAACAATAGAACCTACTAATGAAGCATTTTGTACGTTACGTTGGGCAGTTTCAATTGTGGTTAGACCAGTTTCAGCCGAATCAATATACGTCACTGGCATATAGTTAGCTGAAACAAATTTTGATTGATTTAATGATGAAACTGTATAAAGATATTTCCAGACATAACCATCGGCGAGTTTACCAGCGGATGTTGAAGTGCCAAGACTATCAGGAGAAACTGTTGAAGATACAGCAACGCCAGCATCTGTTTTACCTTGTCGTAGGCAAATATAAACGCGGTTAGTATCCGTAATTACATAGTAAGAACCATTGTTCGTTTTTGTTTTTGAATCGTCATATGCCTGGTATGTAGTGCCTGTTGTCCAGTTATAACGGGGGGTAACAAAACTAACATCCGTAGTTCTTAGAATTGATTGTATATTGTTACGAAAATCACGAATTTCTTTTTCTGAGTTAACAGGTGTTGGTGCCGCATCTGAGTCGTTCCATTCATCTGATTTGCCAATAGCCAGATAATAACGAGTTGCCGAATCCGCAAAACTGTTAACCATATCCAACAGCATTTGTTTTTTAGTATGTTCAGTGAAAATACCAGCCATTTATTGTTCTACCTTATACGATTTGAATATTTCTGTCTGAGTCACGATCAATTTGCCATTGAGAACCATCCCAGACAATTTCAAAATAAGCGTTGTCGATCATTTTAACGCCATTGGTGACTCCAGCATCAGGGTGTCCAAAATTAGTAAATGCCAGGGTAACATCAATACCAGTACCTGATTTATTTACAATTTTTCTGATCTCGCCAGCCGATGTACCATTACCCTGAGTAAATGATTGTGAAGTTCCCATATTGAAAATATACATAGGAATGTCTGAATCTAATGTATCTGAAACATTAGTAATTGTTTTTGATGTGAAACCAAAACGACCATCAACAACAATTAAACCAGAGCCCTTTGCCTGAATTTTTAGACCAATATCAGAATCGGCACCTTCGACTCCAATAGTTGGTGAAGAAGTAGCATCTGCTTTCAAATTAACATAATTGGTTGGAGTACCAGTTGTTGCAAATTTAACAATAACTGAACCCGACGAATCATAAATTCCTGTGGGAATAACTGGCTTGTGTAGATGTAAGTTTTCAAAAACTGTGCCATTGACATTAGCACTATAACTGCCTGAGATCAAAAGATCTGAATCAATTAATTTGGTCCAGGTAGAATCATGCGAAAACAATGCACGTTGATCATTATGAGTATAAGCAAACATGCCTCCATAAACAGTATTATCAGGAAGCAACCCTGCCGAATCATACACATTTCTATAAAGAAGCTTACCAGTTGTTCTGATGTTATTTGCATGCATATTTAGATCAGAATCAGTGATAATACTAACTACATCAGCCGAATCAAGAATAGCGGAAGTCTGTGTATAAAGTTCGTTAAAATTATCATTGATCTTATCGCCAGCAGTGCGAAGAGTATCGCCAGTTCCATCATTAGCGGATGATCCAATATTAATTGTCTGTTGGGCCATATTTGTTTAATCCATTAAACCTGTTTTGTTTATTTAGTACTTATTACGCTGAATCAGGACCAACTGACGGATAATGAGAAAATTCATCACGGTCAAAGGTCATATAATCGTTTGACATTTGGATATAATCAGAATCATCAAATGTTGGTGAAGTTGCATTAAGCAGTGATTTGATATCAGGATATTCATTCTGAATATTGATCATATATGGATACTCAATAGTTCCCAGTAATGATAGAGGAACACCTTCATCTGAATCATAGAGGTTAACTGCTGGTTCATCTACAATAAATCTAAGAGAAATATCTGAGTCAACGCCAGTAAGACTTGAAGCACTACTAAATGTAATTGTGCCAGTTTCTGAAATTGAAAGAGTTGATGCTGCCGAATCAAGTACAATAGATGGAGAAGTGCCAAGAGCGCCAGAACCACCAATTACAATATTACTAGCAACTGTCTCGGTAACAAACTCAGCAAATAATTCAAAACCAGCTGGGTGAATCAATCTCTTATATATCTCAAGCCATTCATTTGGAACAACACCTGATCTGATAAGAATCGAATAAATCTGATAAAAATATGAATCCTGAATAAATTTATTTGATTCAACCCCAATTTCACTTTCCCCGACAATAAACATTTGTCTCTTGGGGAAGACCTGCTCAGCCGCATCTTTATAAAAATGTCTAAAGAAGAAATCGACAGAAAGTCCGGTACCCTTAATTTTATATAAGGTATAAAGAATCTTTAGGGTGATTCTTGGATCATCAAATAGTTCAGTTGAAAGACCTGGTGCTTTTTCTTCATAAAGTCTTTGAAGATAAGTCCTTGGTGTTGATTCGATATCTTTATAGTATTGGATATTTTTAATATCATATCCAAAATTACCATCTGAATCTAAAAAATCATAATATTTTTCAATGAAAGTAATGAAGTCAGGATATTGTTCAAGAAAATGTTCAGGGACAACAGTTTTAATCCTGGTGTCATGAAGATTTATTGGGCGTCTATTCTGATCAAGATCGGTTGCGTATGCCATATTATTATTCGTTAAGGTTGCTTAAAGTAGAAATAATACTGGCTTGATCAATCAATGAATTTGCCT